AACTTAACAGCGCCGTCTTCCGCGTCTTTAGCGTCGTAATCGTAAGAGATAGTTAGAGACTCTTCAAAGCGGGGGAGACTCATTTTGATGCGCGAGCCTCTGTAGTCCGTTGGTCCGATGTACTTTACAGACATGGCGATAAGGTTCTGTGCTTCTGATTTGTTGGAGTAGATAGTAGTCATTTTGGGGATTTGGTTTATTTTGTGGGAGCTGTGGGGAGGGTTATGCGTAAATAGCTGTTTCCAAACGGACGACAGAGCAATCGGCAGACATGCCATTGCGGCGTAGGATGCGCTCTGCACCGCGATAGGTGAGACGGCGGGACCGGATGATGTGGCGGGTTGATTGCTCGCCTGTGACGTGGTTGGAGACTGTGAGAGTGTGGAGGATGTTCATGGTTTGGGTTGGTTTGGTTTGGTTTGGTTTGGTTTGGGTTGGTTTGGGTTAGAAAAGGTGGAGAGTATACTTGGCCAAGCCGTAGGCTGTGAGGCCAGCAATAAGGGCAAAGGGAAAAGCTAGGGCTGTGTAAGCCAAGACAGAGAAGACAGTGTTAAGAGTGGAGAGGATGCGTGTGAGCATGCGTTGAATATGCGCACGGGACAAAGAAAGGGCAAGAAGATTGTGCGCTTTTTTTATGTAGGGGGAGAGGGGAGACTGGCAGGGGGTTGAGTACGTGGGGATTAAGCTACTGATTTGGAAAACTTTGCCCAATGAATCTCAGGAACCAGAGAGATGATGTTTTCGCCAGCGTTGTAAGCGTAAAAGCAACAATCGTAAGAGGTTTTGTTATAACCTGTTGACCAGACAACGTAGATCTGTCCGATCTCGTTAACGATTACAGTTTTCTTGCCGAAGATAATCTTTCCGAAGTGTTTACGCTGTACAGCGTAGGAGACTGTCATGCGGACGTTTTCCATTCCGACAAGCTTGACGCCTTCGAAGAAACCGATGGTATCGGCGGGGGAGATTGTTTCGGACAGGACGGGGAGGGCGGGGTTCTTTTGCATGGGTCAAAGCTACGTAGAAGAAGCGTAGAGAGACAACAAAAGATTTGCACGTTAGCTGAAATATTTTTTTGGCTGTTTAAGGCGCTTAGCTGGCAATTCTAGGGGGGGGTGTGAGGCTCGGCTATCGTGATACGTTTTTTATGAGTAAGGGCATCAGAAGGGGCCTTTCTGCGAAAACGATAGCTCAAAGCGTTGAAAAAGCGTATAGTTACAGAGTAACAGGCTGGTTGTAGGTGCGCTTAGTTTGTGTAAGTATGGGTATGCGTAGGAGTTGTGTAATGCGGGGAGAGGGGGAGGCGAAGGTTGCCAAGTTAAGAAAACTAAGAGAAAACTAGATCATATGGCATTCACGGAAGCAGGACCGGGCAGACCGAAGGGGCTCCCGAATAAGCACACTTTGGCGCTCAAAGACGCGATACAAAACGCGTTTACCGAGCTCGGCGGCACAAGCTATCTGGTACACGTTGGCCGGTCCGATCCTCGCACGTTTTGCGCACTACTCAGCAAACTCCTGCCCACCAAACTAGCCAACGCAGACGGCTCGCCATTACTGGCAGCCTTGACCGAACTAACAGACGCACAACTGGAAGCTCGTACGGCTAGGGCACTCGCGGATGCTCAACGGGCGGGTCTAATGGCCCCGCCTGATAGCCTGACCAGCGCGCCAGTGCTCGAGGTAGCGGCCGAGGTAGTGGAGCCGGTACAGGGGCAGACAGAGGGTGAGAGTCTATAACGTCACACAACGTATATCATGTAGAGTACGTTTGCCTGATTATCAGGGACTTACGCTGATGCATGTCCTACTGATGCGGTGGAGTATAGCTGGACCGCTGGACCGCTGGTGGTCGGGGTCGGGGTCGGTCTGTAATGGTCTGGACTAGGTGACCACTACAGGTTGTGGTGTCAGGGTAGGGTAACCACTACAGGTTGTGGTCAGGGGGGGTCGTCACCCCCAGGTCCGCTGCTATAGAAAAGAAAGTCGAGGTCCCTACACAGCCGCCCTTCGTCACAACCTCAACCTTAGCAAATCCTCTTACAGCTAAGATCAGTGCTAAGACCCCCATCACTCTCCCCCCTAGTCACCCCAAGTGCCCTCCCCCTTTTCGGGGGAGTCTCCCCCCTCTCCCTCTTTTTTCCAGTTGCACAAACCTCTCTTCATGCTATCTCTCCCAGAGTTATGGAAACACTCATTAAGACCCGTAAGCCTCGTACTCGCAAAGAAACTAATCCCCAGATTAGTGCATTAAAGAAATCCGTTAGTGCAGCCCTTAAGGCAGCCTGGATGGTTGAGTCTGTAAAGACTCGGCAAGAGAAGGCTGTGCGCAGGAGCAGGGTTACGCTGGAGGCTAAGGTCGAAGAGCAGCGTGAGGCGCTCAAGGCTATCAAGGCCAGTGTAGACGCCTTTCTAGTGGCACTCACCCCAGAGGCCGGCATCACCCCAGAGGCTACCCCCGTCATCCCCCAAGAGCTTCAGGCTATTCTGGACGACCCGGCCACCGTAGTCTTGGACCCTAGTGCCGCTGCTTAGTTTTCTCTAGAGCCCGCCAAGGCTAGTGCGCAAGCATCCTCAAACCGGCGGGCCACTACTTCCGCGACACCTGCCTCTGGCTCCATGCCGGACAGCACCAACCGTTAGCTTAGGCCCGTTTGGTTGAGTGGTGTGACAACCGGAGAGACGGCCATAGACAGCGACACCTGCGGCGATGCAAGTGGTGTGACTAGCTGGAGAGACAGCTTCGTCAGCGATTGACGTGTGAGTCGTGGGGAACGCACCTCTTAGAGGCGTGACAGTCTGGAGAGACAGACCAGGGGCTGCGCATCTGACAAACACGCAGACCAATTTCATGGAACTAGAACCAGCTACCCCACCTCAGAAAGCCGCTGACCTGGCTTACTCGCTTTTGATGGACTCGATCGAACGAGACATGGACTACGAAGAGTTCACCTTCGAGCTGGAAGGCGGCCCAGACGATGGAGTCGAGTACAAAGTTTTAGTGATGAAAGTATGAAAAATACTTGCACGATTCTCGGAGATCTTTCAACCTACAGGCCAACCAGTCAACCCGGGGGTTTGGCTGGGGAAACGGAAAACGGAACCCGGCCCATCGTGTGATGGTGTCCGGGTTTTTCTCTTTGTATGAGTGATCTTCTCGACAATCTCGACAAGAACCTAGAGCTAACTCTCTTGCTTGAAGAGTCTCTAAGGCGCCGGAAGGAGCGTAAGATCGGTACTTACTTTCCTGACACTGGCGAGTACCGGCGTGAACTGTATCCCAAGCACATCGCTTACTTCGAGGCTGGGGCACGGTATCGTGAGCGCCTTATGATGGCTGCCAACCGTATCGGCAAGACTGAGAGTATCGGCGGGTACGAGATGGTGCTGCATATGACTGGCAGGTATCCCGCTTGGTGGAAGGGCAGGAAGTTTGACCAACCCATTAGTGCCTGGGCAGCGGGGGACACCGGCAAGACGACTCGTGACATTCTTCAGATGAAGTTACTTGGGCCGCCTGGGGAGTTTGGCACAGGACTCATTCCTAAGGCTGATCTCATCAAGACTACTGCCAAGGCCGGCGTAGCAGAAGCTATTGAAGTCATTACTGTTCGCCATGCCTCAGGTGGAGAGTCTCGCCTTACATTCAAGTCCTACGATCAGCGCCGGGAAGCGTTTCAGGGCTCTGAACAGGATGTGATCTGGTTGGACGAAGAGCCGCCTCTGGATGTCTACACAGAGTGTCTGCTTAGAACGATGACCAACAACGGGATGACGATGCTCACCTTCACGCCTCTTATGGGGATGAGTGAGACAGTCATGTCGTTTATGCCCAATGGTGAAGTCCAAGAGCAGGCTTCAGGGAGTAAGTACGTTGGCATGGCGACGTGGGACGATGTCCCGCACCTGACTAAACAACAGAAGGACGAGCTTTGGGCGTCTATTCCACCCTTCCAAAGGGACGCTCGTTCTAAAGGCGTCCCACAGCTTGGAGCAGGGGCCATTTATCCTGTGCCAGAGAGTGAACTCATTTGTGAAGAGTTTGCTATCCCTGAGCACTGGAGGAGGTGCTACGGCATGGACGTAGGCTGGAACAGGACTGCTGTCGTCTGGGGCGCTACTAACCCGGATACAGAAGTGACGTATCTGTACTCAGAGTATTATCGCGGCCAAGCAGAGCCGATTTTGCACGCTGAAGCGATCAAAGCCCGTGGCGAGATGCCGGGGGTAATTGATCCAGCCAGTCGCGGTCGAGCGCAGACTGACGGGCAGCAGCTTCTTGGCATGTATCGCAGGCACGGTCTCGACATAACTTTGGCGAACAACGCCGTCGAGAGCGGGCTGTACACGGTTTGGCAGACGATGTCAGCCGGCAAGCTTCGTGTTTTCCCAAATCTTCGCAACTGGCTATCGGAATTTCGCCTTTATCGCAGAGATGAAAAGGGGCGTGTTGTAAAAGATAATGACCATTTGATGGACGCAACACGGTATTTGGTAGTAAGTGGCTTGAGTAGGGCTGCTATTCCGTCTAAGTATGGTACAAAGAAGAATAGCTCTTTTGTGATGCCAGTGATTAACTTTTTCAAGAGATGAACGAAGATAAACTTTCCCTAATCCACCAAGCTGCGAGGGCAGAGTTCGACCAGATCCAAGGTGCGATGTATCAAGAGCGCATGAACTGCCTTGGTGACCGTAGGTTTTGCTCGCTGGCAGGCGCACAATGGGAAGGCCCTCTTGGCGATCAGTTTGAGAACAAGCCTAGGTTCGAGGTAAACAAGATCCACATGGCGGTGCTTCGGATCATCAACGAGTATCGTAATAATCGGATCACAGTGAACTTCTCTTCCAAAGAAGGAGAAGAGTACGACAAACTCGCTGACACTTGTGCCGGTCTTTACAGGGCAGATGAGCAGGACTCAGGGGCAGAGGAAGCCTACGACAATGCCTTTGAAGAGGCTGTTATGGGTGGTTTCGGGGCTTGGAGGCTGAGGACTGAGTACCAGAACGAAGAAGACCCGGAGGACGACAAGCAGCGTGTCTGTATTGAGCCAATCTTCGACGCTGATACAAGTGTCTACTTCGACCTAGGCGCCAAGCGGCAGGATAAGGCAGATGCCAAGCGGTGCTTTGTGCTCACCAGCATGACTCGTGAAGCCTACAAGGCTGAGTACGACGATGACCCCGCGACCTGGCCCAAGACGATTACGCGCTCCCAGTTTGACTGGTATACACCCTCTGTTGTCTACGTCGCTGAGTACTACAAGGTGGAGGAAGTTTCTGAGCAGATTCGTATCTACAAGGACTTCAATGGCGAAGAAGAGTCGCTCCGGCCGGAAGAACTGTACAAGGAAGAGGAAATGCTTGCCACTGGCTGGAAAGAAGTCCGGCGCAAGAAGGTTAAGACGCGCAAGGTGCGTAAGTACATCATGTCAGGGGCAAAGATCCTTGAAGACTGTGGGTACATCGCCGGCAAGAACATCCCCATCATCCCCGTGTACGGGAAGCGTTGGTTCGTAGACAACGTCGAGCGTTGCATGGGGCACGTCAGGCTGGCAAAGGACGCCCAGCGCCTTAAGAACATGCAGCTTTCCAAGCTGGGCGAGATCAGTGCGCTCTCTGCGATGGAGAAGCCGATCCTCGTCCCTGAACAGGTGGCGGGACACCAGTTGATGTGGGCAGAGGATAACCTCAAGAACTACCCTTACCTGCTCATCAACACGCTTACCGACGCCAATGGCAACCCCATGGCGGCTGGTCCCGTGGCCTACACTAAGCCTCCCGCTCTGCCGCCCTCTATGGCTGCTCTCCTTCAGTTGACTGAAGTAGACATGCAAGAGATCCTCGGCTCCCCAGGGCAGGGAGACAAGATGGTGAGTCATCTCTCTGGCAAGACCGTTGAACTCGTCCAGCAGCGGCTTGACATGCAGACCTTCATCTACATGTCTAACATGGCAAAGGCTGTGAAGCGTTGTGGCGAAATCTGGCTGTCTATCGCTCGTGACATTTTCATCGAAGAAGGCCGCAAGATGAAGACCGTTCACGAGTCTGGCAAGATGGAGCCAATCGAGCTAATGAAGCCAGTCGTCAATGAAGAAGGCGAGATCGAGTACGAAAACGACATGTCGTCTGCCGAATACGATGTTGTCGTCACTGTTGGCCCTGCCAGCTCCACTAAGCGGCTCGCTACTGTACGGGCGCTAACCGACATGATGACCATGACTCAAGACCCTGAGATGACTCAGGTGCTCTCTGCTATGGCTATGCTTAACATGGAAGGCGAAGGGATCAGTGATGTTCGCGACTACTTCCGTAAGAAGCTTCTCATGATGGGAGTTCTCAAGCCTACAGAGGCAGAGGCGCAGGAAATGGCTATAGCGGCTCAGAATGCCCAGCCTGACCCGCAGGCGCAGTACTTGCAGGCTGCGAGTGAAGAAGCCATTGCACGGGCTTCTAAAGCGCAAGCAGACAGTATTCTTGCTGTTGCTAAAGCTGAAGAGGCACGCGCCAAGACAACTGAGACGCTTTCCAAGGTCAGCACAACCGATCAGGACCGTATCTTTGCGCTTGCTGATCGTTTGACTCAGCCTGCGCAGCCAATGCAATAGTTAAATTCTATTGCGTTGAGATAGTTTTAGACATATGAATAGCACCACACCGGCAGAAGATAATACAACAGAAGAAGTATCCGATAAGATTGAAGTCGTAACAGAGGCTGTAGAAAATACAGAGCCTGAGAAAACTGAAGATCCCGGAGATGAAACTGTAGTAACTATCGCAGGGGAATCGCCGCCCCAGGAAGAGGAAGAGAAGCAGGCGCCCGAATGGGTGCGCAACCTGAGAAAGAACTACCGCGAGTTGCAGCGCGAGAAACGCGAACTTGAGGAAAGACTCAAATCTGTTTCACCGGCACCAGAGCAATTTCCTGTCACGCCGGGGAAGAAACCGACACTTGAGGACTGCGATTACGATTCAGATAAGTTCGAGAACGAACTTGCTGGCTGGTTTGAACGCAAGCGTCAGTCTGAAGAGGCTGAAGCCAAGCAGAGAGCCAAACAGCAGGAGGAAGCAGAATCCTGGCAGAAGAAGTTAGCCGGTTACAATGAGTCCAAGACTGGACTTAAAGTATCTGACTTTCAAGACGCTGAGGAAACTGTTCTTGAAACTCTGAATGTGACTCAGCAGGGAATCATTCTTCAGGGTGCTCAAAACCCGGCAATAGTTGTGTATGCTTTGGGCAAGAATCCAAAGAAAGCAAAAGAACTTGGTGAGATCACTGATCCTGTTAAGTTCGCATTTGCTGTAGCAAAACTAGAAACCCAATTGACTGTGACCTCTCGAAAACAAGCCCCTCCTCCTGAAAAAAAGATTAACGGAAACGGTAGTCTTGACTCGTCCAACGCACAGTTGGAACGGCTGCGTGAAGAGGCAGCACGCACCGGCGACATGACGAAAGTAATTGCCTTCAAACGCCAGTTAAAAAACCAATCCTAGTATATGGCTAACGCATTTAGCAAAGAAGAACGGGTAGCATTTGAAAACCTCCTTGAAGGTTTCCAAGACGCCCTTGTCCTGTCCCGCAACGTCTCGATCTACACCACGGATCAGACGATGATGGAACGCACCAACAACACCATCTGGAGGCCGCAGCCTTATATCAGCCGCTCGTACTCGGGCACTGATATGACCTCGAACTTCTTTGATTACACCCAGCTCTCCGTCCCCGCGACGATTGGCTTCAACAAGTCTGTGCCGTGGATTATGACGGCCACTGAACTGCGTGACGCCCTTCAGGAACAGCGCCTCGGTGACTCGGCCAAGCAGAAGCTGGCGTCCGACATCAACGTCGCAGTCCTCAACGTGGCTTCCGCTCAGGGAACACTCGTTGTGAAGCGCCTCTCGGCTGCTACCGGGTTTGATGACGTCGCCCAGTGCGAAGCCATCTTCAACGAGCAGGGCGTGAACTTCGATTCGCGTTATCTGGCGCTCTCGACCCGCGACTACAACGGCATGGCGAACAACCTCGCCGGCCGTCAGACGCTGGCTGGTAAGGCGTTGACCGCTTACGACCGCGCCTACATCGGCCAGGTCGCGAGCTTCGACACCTTCAAGATGGACTATGCGAACCGTATTGGTGCTGCTGCCGGCTCTAGCATTACCATCGACACTCGCGACTCCGCGAACAACTACCAGATTCCGAAAGCGGTGACCTCGTCCCCGACGACCGCAGAGCGCCTCAACGTGGACAACCGCTACCAGACGGTGACCGTGTCGAGCACGACCGGCGTTGCCGCTGGCGACTGCTTCACGATCGCTGCTGTGAATGCAGTGCATCACATCACCAAGGGTGACACTGGCCAGTTGAAGACCTTCCGCGTCATCAGCGTGACCAACAGCACCCAGATGGTGATTAGCCCCGGCATCGTGTCCAACCAGGTTCCTGCTGCAGCTTCGGCTGAGTACCAGAACTGTGTGGTCAACACGAAGGCATCCAACAGCGCCATTGTGTTCCTTAACACTGCGGCAGCTCCTATCAACTGCTTCTGGCAGAAGGACGCGATCGAAATCCTCCCCGGTCGCTATGCAGTGCCTTCGGACGCCGGCGCAAACGTGATGCGTGCTTCCACCGATCAGGGCATCGAACTGGTCATGCAGAAGCAGTACGACATCAACACGATGAAGACCCGTTACAGGCTCGACACGCTCTTCGGAGTTGTGAACAAGCAGCCTGAAATGAGCGGGATCATCCTGTTCGGCCAGGTCTAAACAACCTGATTCACAGAGGGAGGGTGGTTGACTCCGCCCTCCCTTTTGTGTATGAAACACTTATGCCCCTGAAAAAAGGTTATTCCCCAAAAACAATCTCCAGTAATATCAGTAAGGAGATGAAATCTGGCCGCCCTCAAAAGCAGGCCATTGCGATTGCTCTGAGCACAGCTCGCACAGCAAAGAAAGCCGCAGGCAAACCCGTTGGGAAGCTTAAGAAATGACTGAGTTTCCTGCTTTGGTTTACAAAGTTCCGGGCAAGTATGTGCGCCCATATGGAACTTACGATTTTACAGGCGTAAACAACGCTGAAGAACTGCAAGCCAAGCTCAAAGAGGGCTGGTTTCCATCTCTTTCAGAAGCGATTGAGCCTCAAGACAAAGAAGAAGTCACAGAAGAAGATGACACTGCACCTCCTACTCGCAAGGAACTTGAGGAAAAGGCTACTGAGCTTGGCATTAAGTTTGATGGCCGGTTTTCTGATAAGAAAATCGCGCAGTTAATCGACGAAGCACTGGCTAAATAGTATGGGCTACACCAAGAAACAGATCATTGAGCAGGCCTTCGAGGAGATGGGCCTTGCATCTTACGTCTTTGATCTGACCGCAGATCAGTTTGAGAGCGCACTCAGGCGCCTTGATCTGATGGTGGCTTCTTGGTATCTGAAAAACATCCGTATTGGCTATCCTCTGCCGATTAGTCCTGAGAACAGCAATATCGACCAAGAGGTTGATACGCCCATGCAGGCCAACGAGGCCCTGGTGCTTAACCTAGCTGTTCGCTTGGCACCGTCTTACGGCAAATCGCTGTCTCCTGACACAAAAGCGAATGCCAAGCTGACGTATGACCAGCTTTTGATTCAAGCTGCGGCTCCAATTGAGCAACAATACGACAAAACACTACCACTTGGGGCTGGATACAAGCGCACAGAGCGTGTATTTGTAGATGTACCGCACTTAGATCCAATACAAGTGCAGGATAACGGCCAAATCCTTTTCAGGAACTCTTAGTATGTCCATTGAACGCCTTTCACTTATAGACACGGTCACGGCATCGACCAACTTTGCCGTCAACGTCAATGGACAGGACTACCGGGTTCTCGCCCAGTCCGTTTACGACTACATCATCAACGCCACAGAAGAGTTTGGTGGTGGAGACGGCATTCTTGGAGACAAGACCATTCAATACTTTGCCCCCTCTGCGACTGGCTGGTCTGTAGCTGTTGCGGCCGAAAGCCAGAGCGCATGGCTCGTTATTACGCCCACAGCAGGCTTTGCTACTGGCACAATCACGATGCCGGCACTCATTAACGTGCAGGAAGGTCAGGAAGTGCTGGTAAACTGCACGCAATCTGTTGGCACGCTTACTGTGCTTGGCAATGGTGCAAACGTGATTGGCGCTCCTACGTCACTGGCTGCAAACGGCTTCTTCCTGATGAAGTTTGAACCAATTCTGAGTAATTGGTATCGTGTTGGATAACTACTAAATTTATGGGCCTCGCTTTTCAACCCGCTTACAACCTTGGCGTCACGGTTACGCCAGATGTGACCTCTGCCTCTGTGACTCTTGGATTCACATCTGAGTCCGTTGTGTTCACCAACCTTGGCTCGACTGTTGTCTATGTGCGGGTGGGCACTGCCAGCAGCGGCGCTCCTGCAACGACCTCTGGCTATCCGGTGCTGGTGGGCTCGCAGGTGAGCATTGGCAAGGATCAGGATGATGACACTGTCTCGTTCATCTCTCCTGCTGGCCCTGGCTCGCTTCACATCCTCCAAGGCATCGGGCTGTAATGATCCGCTTCCTGTCAAGGCGCCGGTCCAAGACTCCTGCAACGGCTGGTGGAGTGCCTCCTGTCGTTACATTCACTTACCTGCGTCCCGATGGGACATCTCAGTTTAGACGCCCTGACGGCACCTCAATCTACATCCGACCCTAGCCATGCCAAATCTCACGGTTTCCGCAGACATTGACTCTTTCATGCAGTCAGCCAACAACGCTGCTGCAAGAACCGCTTTGGGTGTGCCAGCAGCGACAATTGTTCAGGTATTTACTTCGAGTGGCACATGGACGAAGCCTGCTGGGGCTAAAGTTGTTGAAATGCATGTTATTGGTGGTGGTGCAGGAGGAGGATCTGGTTGCTCTTCGCCCAGCGGAACGGCTGCCGGCGGTGGTGCGGGTGGCGGCGGAGGCGGGCGGACATTTGTGTCGATAGACGCAAGTTTTTTGGGCGCAACTGAAACTGTTACTGTTGGCGCTGCCGGAAATGGTGGGGCTTTTGTATTGGCAAACGCAGGAAACGGAGCTAACGGAACAGCGGGTGGCGCAAGTGCTGTAGGTCTGTGGGCATATGCAGGTGGAGGATCATTTGGCGGGGGCGGAACTTCCGCAACCACTCCAATTCCAGTCACGGGTGGAGGCTCGACGAGGGCAGTTTTTATTGGCGGCTCTGGTGGAGCAGTTGCAAGCTCTGCGGGATCTCAAACATTTGGAAACGGTGGCGGAGGTGGAAACGTAACATCTGGATGTGGAGGTGGTGCTGGGGGAGGCGTCAATGCCGGTGGAACAGTTGCAAACGGTGGTGTTGGAGGATTTCAATTCATATACAACGGAGCCTTGGCCGGTGGCACTCCTGTGGGCCAAAATGGATTCTCGGTTCCAACTAACCTTCCGTATGGTGGGAGTGGAGGGGGTGGAGGAAATGCCAGCAAAACGGCAGTAGCAATGTCTGGGGGCAATGGTGGGCTGTACGGTGCTGGAGGAGGCGGAGGTGGCGCAGGGCAGGGATTTGATTCAGGCGCAGGTGGCAATGGAGCACAAGGCATTGTTGTGGTTGTAACCTATTTTTAATCATGCAATACGCAGTAATCAGTTCAGCTACAAACATCGTAGAGAACGTCATCATCTGGGATGGTGTTACGCCTTGGACTCCTCCCACTGAATGTTATACAGTCGCAATAGGTGACTCTGGCGCAGGAATCGGCTGGAGTTACATCAACGGAGCATTCGTAGCTCCTTAACTTTCCCCCGGACAAACGCAGTAAACAAAAACCAATATGGCTAACCAGTTCCTACTTAAGTATAGCGCCACTTCTGGCGTTGTCCCAACGTCCGCAGAGTTGCCTCTGCGCCAAATTGCCCTTAACACGGCTGACGGGAAGCTCTTCATCAAAAAGACTGATGGCACGATCATCACCTTTGAGAGTGCTTCTGCCTTTGCTCGTGCGGTACACAGCCACACGATTTCTGATGTCACTGGCCTTCAGGGCGCTCTTGACACGCTGACGACGGCAGCCGCTGCTGCTCAGTCTGGTGCAGACGCTTCCTTGAAGATCGCTTCCAACCTGAGTGATCTCGCCAGCGTTTCTGCTGCCCGGACCAACCTCAGTGTTGATAGCTCTGCTGAAGTTGACGGCAAGATTGCGACCTCCAAAAGCGCCTCTGACGCTTACACGGACGCCGCCATCGCAGCCCTGATCAATGGGAGTCCTGCGACGCTCGACACCCTGAAGGAAATTGCTGACGCTCTGGCCGCTGGCTCTGACGTCGCAACCGCGCTGGCTTCCAGCATCGCTGCTGTTTCTTCCCGCGTTGACACGCTGGAAGGGCAGAACCTTGACTCCCGTCTTTCGACTGCTGAAGGCGAAGTTGACGCTCTTCAGAGCGATGTTGTAGCTGCTCAGAGCGCGGCCGACGCTGCCCAGAGCGCCGCTGACGCTGCTCAGTCTGCTGCAGACGCAGCCCAATCGGCTGCTGATGCCGCGCAGTCCACTGCCGATAGCGCCGTTTCGGCCGCTGCAACCGCGCAGGCTGGCGCTGATGCGTCCCTGAAGATCGCTGCAAATCTCAGCGACCTTGCTGACGCTGCTGCTTCCCGCTCGAACCTGAGCGTTGACTCGTCCGCTGAAGTGGATAGCAAAATCAGCTCGGCTGTTAGTTCAGCTCAGGGCTCGCTTGAAAGCGACATCGAAGACGTGAGTGACCGGGTTTCGACTCTCGAAGGTCAGAACCTTGACTCCCGCCTCACCAGTGCAGAAGGCTCGATTGCTGGCCTGGGCACGATGTCTGTACAGGATGCAAACAACGTTGCGATCACCGGCGGCCTGATCGGCGCTGGTTCCGTTCCCACCGATTCGGGTGTTATTCTCACTGAGAACAGCACTTTGGACGGAGGCACGTTCTCGGGTTTTAATGGCGGGGGTGGTGGAGGCAACACCACTCCCGTGATTGGGGCCTACTTCTACGCCAGCTCTGGAAACGACTGGGGCACGCTTGCTAACTGGTTTGGCGACAGCGCCATGACTCAGGCAGCAACGCAGCTTCCAGACGGAACCACTGACGTAACACTGCTCAGTTCCGGGTCTGCCGACCTGGATACTTGGACGCAGCCGCAGAGCATCAATATTGGGTCGAATGACCTGACGTTGACCTCGGTGGCAAATCCTTCGGCTAACTTGACCTGTGGCGTTAGCGGCACAACAGGTATCGTCACGCTCAATGGCGTGGCGTTTAATCGCTAACACAACTGCGGGGATGGCTGGCTAAACACCGGCCATCCCTGCTCTTTTTTCTTTTTATTATGAATCCAAATATCTCAATCGCATGTGACGCCACTTTTGGCGCCGGCTCAGAAAACTTTGGCACTGTCACTGGAAACGTGACGTTTCAAGACGGCTCTGCAAACAGCGGAACAGTGACTGGCAATGCCGTGTTTGAGGGCAATGCTCAGAACAAGGCGGGCGCAACAGTTAGTGGCAACGCTACGTTTGCAGAGGAAACAGCAGTCAATAATGGAACCGTGAGCGGTTCTGTTACTTTTGCTGGGCCATTTGCAACATGGTTTGCTGCAAACTCTGGTGTTGATCAGTACAGTGGTGTAGGTTCCAATAATGGGAAATGGTTCCATAACCAAAATGGGCCATTCGACACAAGGGCACTTGCTCTTGATAGCCAGTACAATTATGCAGGGTGGCTTCAAAACAATGTTGGCGTAAACCAGTTTGTCACTGTGAACAATGGTACTAATGCTGTTGATGCAGAAGCTGCTCACTACGGCCAGTGGGCGTACAACTCGACTGAGTACGCTTCGGAAGCTGATGCGAGGAATGCGCAATACGAGGCTGGATTTCAGGCATGGTTGGCTTCCAACACTGGTGTCAACCAATACGCTGTGGAAGCTCGTCCTGGTAGGTTTGCATACAACTCAACAGAGTACCCGTCTATGGCCGACGCACAGGCTGCCTACGACGCTGCCAACCCTCAGTAAAACTCACTCACATCAAGCCGCTGTCCAATCCGGCGGCTTGATTTGTTTTGAGTTAGTGCTACATGAAAGAAATGCCAACTATTCTGTTGAATAACAAAGTAAACGACGGCTCTGCCCCAAGTCCGTCAGACGTAGCGGTTAGGGAATTAGCCATTGACCCGTCGAACGGTTCTCTGTGGACTAAGCTCAAGACTGGTCTTGTACGCAAGATCCTAGCCATTGCAGCGCCTCACGCAGCCACTCATGCTGCTGGTCAGCCTGATGCCATCACTCCTCTTTCTATTGGCGCAGCAATGATCGACCACCAGCACACTCCTCTGGATCTCGTGGGCTGTGGCGACATTCTTACTTCCAACGCAGCAGACTTTGCCGCTGCCTCGCATAGTCACGGCGTAGGTCAGGTTACTGGGCTGTCTGCACAGCTTGACGCTCTGGCTCAACGTATTTCAGCTCTCGAACAACAGGTTCATCCTCAATGAAAAAGAAGCAGGTAAACCTTTCAGTGTCCAAGGGCGAGAAGCTGCCAGTGTCGAAAGGCGCTGGGTTGACTGCCAAGGGCAGGGCTAAGTACAACAAAGAGACTGGCTCGAACCTGAAGGCTCCTGCTCCGAATCCCAAGACGAAGGCTGATGCTGGACGCAAGAAGTCTTTCTGCGCTAGGATGTCTGGAATGCCAGGCCCAATGAAAGATGAGAAGGGCCGGCCAACACGCAAGGCTGCAAGTCTTAAACGCTGGAACTGCAAATGAAAGACGGACTCTACAAGAACATTCATCAGAAGCGCGAACGCATCGAGGCTGGCTCAAAGGAGCGGATGCGCAAGCCGGGTTCCAAGGGAGCGCCCACTGCTGCCGCATTTAAGGCTTCTGCCAAGACTGCCAAAAAGAAGTAATGCAAATCCCAATCCTCAACGGAATTTACACAGATACCGCTGGGGACTTCCGCGTGGAGTATCCACGCAACATGATCCCTGTCGTGCTAAAGTCAGGGATCTCTGATGGTTACTTTCGTCCTGCAGACGGCATTGTCAGCCTTGGCACTGGCCCCGGCGTAGACCGTGGCGCCATTGAGTGGCAAGGGCTGCTCTACCGTGTGATGGGCACCAAGCTGGTGTCAATCTCTAGTACGAACGTAGTCACCGTCATAGGGGACGTAGGGGGCACTGGTCAGGTTACGTTTGACTATTCCTTCGACTACTTGGCTGTCGCCTCTGGTGGCAATCTGTTTCTGTATCGGCCCAGCACCGGGCTTCAGCAGGTGACAGATCCCGATTTGGGAACTGTTGTCGATGTCGTTTGGGTGGATGGCTACTTTATGACCACAGACGGGGAGTTCTTGATCGTCACAGAGCTTAATGACCCGTTCTCAGTAAACCCACTCAAGTACGGCTCTGCTGAAGCTGATCCTGACCCGATTGTTGCTCTGCAAAAGGTCCGCAACGAGGTCTATGCGCTCAACCGGCACACCATCGAAGTCTTTGACAACGTGGGTGGTCAGTTATTCCCGTTTCAGCGTGTAGAAGGCGCACAGGTACAGCGTGGCACAGTTGGCACTCATGCCTGCTGCGTGTTCATGGAGTCCATTGCGTTCATTGGTGGCGGCCGGAACGAAGCCCCTTCTGTCTGGCTCATTACTGGGAGCAATGCAGAACGTATTGCAACTAGGGAGATTGACCAACTGCTTACCGAATTTACAGAGGAAGAGTTGTCCAACGTGCTTGTCGAGGCTCGCGTGGACAAAGGCTACAGGCACCTGTTCATCCATCTGCCCAACCAGACACTCGTGTTTGACGCAGCAGCGACTACTGGAGCCGGCGCCCCGGTCTGGTTCACGTTGGCTACCAGCCTTGTTGGGAACAGCCAGTATCGTGCGAAGAACCTCGTTTGGGTGTATAACCGCTGGAATGTGGGTGATCCGGCAAGCACTGCGTTTGGTCACTTGTCTGACTCGCTCTCATCTCACTGGGGTGTCCTGAATGGCTGGGAGTTTGCAACCATCATTCTGTACAACGAGAGCAGGGGGCTATTGTTCCACGAACTTGAGCTTGTCGCGCTCACCGGCAACTCGATCTTTGGCACTGATCCAAGCATCTGGACCTCGTACACCGAAGACGGCTTGACCTGGAGTCAGGAGCGAGTCTGCAAGGCCGGCATGACTGGCGCGCGTGGCAAGAGACTGTCTTGGCTGCAGCAGGGCCGTATGCGCCAGTGGAGAGCGCAGAAGTTTCGGGGCACAAGTGACGCTCAGCTGACTGTGGCCCGACTTGAGGCCAGAGTCGAACCTCTGGCTGTTTAGCATGGACGGACCATACAAGATCACGCGGAACGAGCTGGCTCAGTTCCTTCCGTCGCAGCGTGCGATTCGGGCTTTTGAGCAATTGTTTGACCTGATCCCGTCTGGACTGGACTCAAACACGACGCTAATCGAGGAAGCCTCGATAAACGCACAGAATGCCGATTCTAAGGCCGTTCAAGCACTGTCCGCTATAGACAGGTTGGCAAACGCAGTCGAACTGCTGGCACTGGCCCCTCGAAGTGTAGAAGTCAGCAGCGTTTCTGATATTGCCCCGCCAGTTGTGCAGGTGACTGCGCAGCCGGACATCATGCCGCCTGTCATCAACGAGGTGCGCAGAAAACGCTATGGTGCGTTTCACAGCACAGTCACTCAGACTGCTGCTGTCATCAATACAGCTTATCCGATGACTTTTGATGTCACGGACCTGTCTTTTGGTGTATACACCGGGACACCAAACAGCCGGATCTACATTGATACAGAAGGCATCTACAACTTTCAGTTCTCTGCTCAGCTTGATAAAATATCAGGTGGAGTTGGATTCTTCTTTATTTGGGTTAGGGTGAATGGAATTGACATTCCAGACTCTGCAACGCAGATTCGTATTCAAGGCAACAATGCAGAAACAGTTGCCGCGTGGAATTTCGTGTTGCAACTCAACGCCGGAGACTACTTCGAGTTGACTTGGAGCACAGATGACACCTCTTGCCAGATATTGGCCTCGGCAGCCAGCGCACCGGTTCCTGCCATCCCTTCAGTGATTCTTACGGTCACAGACAACATTTCCTAACTATGGCTGTCACAGTCAAAAACATCGTCCCGCCTAAGCAGCTTGAGAACACTCAGACTGCGCAGTACACCGCTGTCAACTGCAAGACAATCATCGACAAGGCGACTGTGACGAATACGAACACAGCCAACGTGACGTTGAGCGTCAATCTGATCGTGTCTGGTGGCTCTGCCGGCAACTCGAACTTAGTGGTCAAGACTCGCTCGATTGTGCCCGGCGAGACTTACCTGTGTCCTGAGTTGGTTGGTCAGGTCCTTGAGGCCGGTGGGTTCATCTCGACACTGGCTGGGACTGCTTCTGCGCTGACGTTTACGGCCTCCGGGAGGGAGATCACCTAGTGGATGAGCGCCTGACATCACTGAGGCAGAATCTGGAAGAACACTTCCAGTTGCCTGCTTCTGCCATTGAGTGGCTATTGATGATGTTTCAGGTGACCCAGGTCTTTGACGATGTCGCAGATGGTGACGAAGTCTCTCGGGAGGAGTTAAACAAGTGCATCTGGAACACGCTTGTTGCGATGCCGCTGAATCCCTTCTTTGCTGCAAACTCTACAACACTGCTTCCAGTAGTGGCTCTTAGTATCCTTAAGTGGCAGGGAAGTGATGCTGTTGAGCGTGCAGGACAGGCTAACGAGATGTCATTTGCTTGGAGAGCGGCTTTCTATGACCTTTGCATGATCGCAGTTCAGGCATGTCATGGAGTCAAAAGGGCAACTGAGCTTTCTGGCGATGTACTGAAGTTATACGGAGAGGATTTTGAATCGTATCGAAAGGAGTTTGTATGGCAGATCCAGTAACTGGAATCATAGGCGGCAGTGCACTATTGGGCGCAGGGACATCACTGTACTCAGGACAAAAAGGCGCAAAGGCTGCTAAAGGAGCCGCCCGTGCTCAGACAGCAGCAACTCAAGAGGCTGTAAAAGTGCAACAGCAACAGCTTGATGTTATTCGCAACATTCTTGCGCCATACATCCAAGCCGGAAAACCTGATCTGACTCAGCCATACATCCAAGCTGGAGGACAGGCACTTCAGGGAATGCAGGGGCTTCTTGGGCTTCGTGGCGCAGGAGAACAGCAGGCTGCCATTCAGGGCATCGAACAGGGTGCCCAGTTTCAAGAGATGGCAAGACAGGGGGAACAGGGCATTCTTCAAAATGCTGCTGCTACTGGCGGCCTTCGTGGTGGCAATGTGCAAGGAGCACTGGCACAGTTTCGTCCAGCACTACTCAATCAGCTTATTGAGTCTCAATACGGCAAGCTGGCTGGATTAACAGCTATGGGTGGAACAGCAGCTCAAAACTTACTTGGAATTGGCCAGCAAACAGCCGCTGGACTTACTTCACAAGAACAGCAAGCCGCTGCAAATGTTGGAAACTTTATGACACAAATGGGAGCTGCACAGGCTGCTGGCATTACAGGCGCTGCTAATGCTCAAGCACAAGGACTTGGTGGGGCTGTAACTTCCATTGGAAATCTAGGGCAGAATTTATTTGCCATGCAGCAGGCCAGTAGGCCCAGCATGTCTTCTGGCATTGGAACTGGCGGGTTTGCTGGGACGTATCAGCAGGCACAGAAAATGTACGGAGGCGCTCCTGTTGCTTATTTTGCACCAGAAGGCCCAGGTGGCCCGGGCGGGTGGTATAAACAATCATAATTTTTATGGCCGGACCCTACGACTACACTGTCAATATCCCTCAGCCTCCTGCTCAGAATTTCTTGCAGAGCCTGATGGGGATTCGGCAACTCCAGCAGATGGAGGACCAGAGTGCGATTCAGCAGCAGCAGGCTGCCATTGCGCAGCAGAATGCGGCATTTCAGCAGCAGATGCAGCCACTAGAGATGGACAAGGTTCGGGAGCAGATTAAAGCTGCTCAGGCCAGTGCTGCCCAGTCTACCGCATCTACACGAGGATTAAACCTCAGTGCTGACGAGGTGAAGAGACAGCAAGATTACATTAAAGAAGTAGACACCTTTACAAGTAAGCCGGTTTCAGAATGGGCAAAGGAAGATGTCGAGAGGCTTGCAAGGTTATCTTTAACTAAAGACGCAAAAATTGGAAAAGGCTTGCAAGATTTTTATGCTAGCCAAAAAGAGCCTGAGTTGAAGTTGATTGACGACTATGCAATGAAGGCAGGCATTGCAATCTCTCAAGGACGTAAAGATGTTGCTGATAAGATTACAAAACAAGGAATTACAGAAGCTGATAAACTTGGATTCAAAACAGCATCTGCATTCTTTAAGTTTGGAGATTCTCAAATTGCTGAAGATTCAGCAGAGGCATACGCAACTATCGTAGGGCATCTTGCTAGGGACGAAAAGAAACTAAAGCAGTTCATTGATGCCTCTGAGTTAAAGGGCAAACTTGCCAAGACAGAAGCAGAGACTGAAAAAGAACTTGCAGGCGCAAAGGCAGAAAAAGCCAAGCTGGCTCCCGGTGGAGAAAAGATTTCTGACAAGCAGCAGTCAGACATCAATGCTCTTACAGATGAAGCAGTGACAGCTAGGATGAATGTTGCTGGGGTTACTGATTCTGTTAATGAATTGCTAAAATTTGCTGAACAGAATCCAAAGGAGTTTAAGTCTGGAGTCGAGGCCTCTTTTCAAAACTTTTTTTCTTCAATTTCTGGAGACACTACAAGGGCACAAAACTTACGGGCAAGCATTCAGCCATACGCAACCAAAGAGTGGATTGCAAAGGCCGCTGGATTGAAGGGGTCGCTATCTGAAAAAGAGGGTGCTCGTCTGGATAAAGGCGCTCCTGATGTAATGAAGGCCGGCCCACAGGAACTTCTTAGTTGGGCTAGGTTGGTTCAAAAGGTTGAACTCGCAGACGCTGACAGGAAGGAACTGAATGCAGCATGGCAGCAAAATGCTCGCTCATTGCAATCCAAGGCTCCTGTTGGGTTTGAAGTGGCCGGCATAACAGTGAAGCCAGGAGAATCCTATCAACAGGTTCTTACAAAGCTCCAAGCTGGTTACAAGAAGAAGAGCGAACAGGATGTGCTAGATGATGCTATTAGACTGAAGCGCATTAAAGAGGCTGAACAGACAGGCAGAACTCCTGTTCCAAACATGTTCAATCTGGGTGGCGCTCCGCAGCAGCAACAGCCTCGTCCTGTTTCCGCTCCAAGCCAAATTTCTGGCACGCCTGAGAGGCAATCACTTCTTAACAAGTACCGCTAATGGCTACTATTGATGAGCTTTTTTCTGCTTTAGAAAAGGCAGATGCCGCCGGCAATACGGAGGACGCTAAAGCGTTAGCTGATTGGATTCGTGAAACGCAGGCTCAACAAGCCTCTGCCGGCGCACAGATGCCAGTTGAGCGTCCAGACATGCTGGTGACTCCCATTGAGTTTGCTGGCCGTCCACCTGAAGAAGTTGGAGCAACTCTCGACAATACTCCTCCTCCTAAAGAGCTTGCTGCTGACATCTTAAAGGCTGTTTCGCCTCAAGCTGAAAGCATCACCCAGTCTGAGGTTGATGCGATCTACGGAACGATGGCGAGAAATCCCTCAATCAGGGATTACTTCAACCAGCAGGTAGCTGCCGGCAACATCAATCCAAGCACGCAGTTTGACGCTGAACGTACTCCTGTTCTTGCTGGTCTGTGGGAGCAGTACAAGTCAGAGATGCAGAGTCCGGCAGGCGCGTTCAAGCAGGGCTTTGTAGAGGCTATTGGGCCTACTATTGGAGGATATGTTGGCGAGGCTGCTGGCAGTGTTCCTCTTATTGGTGGTGCCGTTGGCGCAGTGACTGGAGCAGTACTTGGTTACGAACAAGGAGGTATTCCTGGAGCCATTGGTGGAGCTGGACTGCTTGGCTTGACTGGGGCTACCCCCGGCGTTGGAACAGTTCAGACAGGACTGATTGGAGGTTACCTTGGGGGCAAGATTGAAGAAGCAGTCACCCCAATGACCACAGAGGAGCGTGCAAGGGCTTCTTTTGCGGAGCAGGATCGTGCAAGCAGGTATGCAAAGCTGACTGGCGAAACGCTTCCAGCCTTTGTAACAGGAGGAAAACTTGGAGCTGCCAAGGCAGTTGGAGGCGCTGTAGTTAGTGCCGGTATGGAGGCCGTAAGGCAGGCTCAAGAAGGCAAACTGAATTTATCAGCATTGGCAGAACGAGCAGTTCAAGGAGCAGTTGCCGCACAGGCAAGGGATCTGCCGGGCATGTTTAGGTCTAAGGCCCTTAGAACCGAAGCAGCAGCAATCAAGCAGCGCAACGAGGCTCTAGGAGCATTTACAGCAGACCCGACAGCAGCCATTGATGCCATTGAAAGGGCGGCTGAAATCAGGACGGCAGGCTTTGAGCCAATGACCGGGGAGGTGACCGGGCAAAAGGATCTCATAAATCTTCAGCGCGTGCTTACTGCAAAAAGCAAGAATGCAGTACTGCAAGAGCGAGATCAGAAAAACATTCAGGCCATTTCCAGTGAACTGAGCGCAAGACTTGCACAGGAAGGCGCGTCTCCAGAAGAGATTTCAGGGCGAATTCAAGCTGCTAGGCGCGAGTACATTTTGGGGAAACGCGCAAGCGTAGAGCAAATAAAGCAGACCGCAGCAGACGATGCTAGTGCCCTGATGAACGCGGCAAATGCAGCCGCTGAAGAGCTTAAAGCAAACGGAGAACAGCAGGCTTCTCAGATTCTTACTGAAGGCATGACGAGGGCAGATGCCATCATGCAGGGAGCCAGAAACGGGCTTTTAAGCATGGAGCAGGCTGCAAACAATGTTCAGCTAGAACTTCAGGCAGCATACGAGGCACTGTTTTCTTACAGGGATCGTCTTGGCCGCGAGGCAAAGCGTTCCGCAAGGAATGAGTTAGCAAAAGAGGTTCTTACAGAGAATTTTCAAAGCCAAAAAAAGCAGTTTGACGAGCTTTACCGTGATCCACGCATTGCCCAGGCAGAAGTTCCTGTAGAAAACATGCTGGGAGCAGCAAAAGCATTTAAGGCAAAAACCAAAGAGATTGGCAGGCAAGATTCTCAGGCGGTAAATGCAATTATAAATTCTTACAAAAAGAAAAAAGTTGATTCTCTTGAAATACTAAAGGAGAGACGTTCTGAGATTGCGGGCGAGATTGGAGAAGCGGTTGTGTCTGGAAACCGTGTGAGAGCAGGCGCTCTTACAGCAGTTAAAAAGGCCATTGAGCGTGACATGGAAAAGGCTGGAGAGGCAAACCAGCTTCTAAAAGAAATCAACTCAAAGTACTTCAGGTTTGCTGAAACATTTCTTGATGGCCCAATGGGAGCTGTTGTTCGCGCTGATGGTCCAGTGCCTGCAAGTCAAACGCTTGACCAGTTTTTTGGCAGCAAGGAAGACTTGTTGCAACTGAGAGCAGCTCTCGAAGGCAGCCCTACCGGGATTAAGGCAACGACAGACGCAATGGTGGAGCGCATGTCATCTGAGCTTGGACCGACACCAACTCAAGAGGCCGTGCAGAATTGGCTTTCTGAAGGCAAACCAGGCAACGCGACTGGAGCAGACTGGACAACTGCATTCCCTGAACTAACTCCGCTTGTGCAGTCTTTGACAGGCCCGATTGAAACTGGACTGGGTAGGGTAAAGGCAGCCGACCTGAATGTTGAGCAAGCGAAGGCGGGAGTACAGGCTGCTGAGAAGTCTTCTAAAAACATTCTTGCAGAGGCTGACGCAGCAGCAAAACGGGCTTTGGACAACGCTCAGGGCCAAGGCGCAGAAGCCATAGCAACAGCCAAGGAGCAAGCCAAAGAGATCAGAGATACGGCAAAGGCAGAAATCAAGGCCATCAATAAAGATGCTGAAAAAAAGATAGATGCCACTGTTGCCAAGAAGTTCATCAAGGGCAGCCCGGCTGCGGTGGTCAAAAGTATTGCTGACAAGGATAATGCTCCGAATCGTTTCCGTGAGCTAATGAAGCTCGCAGACTTGGACAAGTCTGGGCGCACAAAGCAGGCTATTCAGAATGCTTTCAAGCAATACATTGAAGAGAACAGCAGACTCGCAAGGGAAACAAAACTTGGATACAGAGAAGGTGAGCTGACTGCCGCCGACCTTGCTGTTTCGCTTGCAGATACAATTAATTTTATTGCAGTCAAAAAGAACGTTGAATCTTTTGATGCTGTTTTCGGCAAGAACTCACCAGAATTAAATGCAATACGAACTGCCCAGAAGAAAGCCAAGATGATGGCTGACAGACTTCAGGCATCCCCTGGAGAGTCAATTACCAATCTTGCAGGCGTTCTGGAGCAGCGTGTTGACAAGGAAATTGAGGACAACATTCTTGGAGTCATCGAGCGTGTCGTCAGCGGCATCGAGCCCGGCAAGGGAAAGTTGCTTACAAGCACCTTGTCCCTTATAAGGAAGCAGTGGACTGGAGACACAAAGGATCGAGTGATACAGCTATTGAGTGATGCTATGCTCGACCCAGAAGTGGCAAAAATGGCCCTTAAAAAGATCACTCCAGAAAACCTTCCAAAAGTAAACGAGTTCGTGCGCATGTACTTTGTCGCGCCTCCTCAGCCATTTGTTACACCTCAACAGGAGTCCCAGTAATGTCCTCTTCCATCGTATCACCATTTCCATTCTTCACTGACACGACAGGAGCCCCGCTAGAGGGTGGTTACATCTATATCGGCCAGTCTAACCTGAATCCAGAGACAGCCCCTGTAAACGTGTTCTGGGACGCAGCATTGACCATTCCTGCGGCACAGCCTGTTCGTACTGTTGGTGGCTATCCTAGCAGGCAGGGAACGCCTAGCAGGTTCTACTCTGCAACTGACACATACTCGATCACGGTTAGGAACAAGAATCGTGCTCTTGTCTTCTCTGCGTTTGACCAGTCTGATGCGCCTACATCGGTGTTCGACATCTCTACGCAGCTCATTACTGCGACTGCTGGACAGCTTACGTTTACGCTGACTGTGTTTAGCTACCTGCCCGGTACTGACACGATGCAAGTGTTCCGAAACGGGCTCAGGCTAAACCTTGGTCTCGACTACTTGGAAACGAACAGCGTGACCATCACGTTGACTGCGCCGGCTGCTGCTGGTGACCAGTTCTTGTTCCAAGGCGGTGCAGTCATTACTGGTGACCAAACTCCTGGTTCTGCTGTGTCATTCATCCAAGCCGGCACAGGTGCAATCACGCGGAACATGCAGGACAAGGCTCGCGAAGTCTTTTCTGTTAAGGATTTTGGTGCGGCTGGCAATGGCGTAATAGACGATACTGCTGCTATTCAGGCAGCCATCAATGCAGCACAGGCAGTTGGACAAGGCTGTGTTTACTTTCCCGCCGGGACGTACAGGGCCAATTCTGGGCTGAGCATCACTGGCAACAACATTCACCTTGCCGGCGCTGGTACATCAGCAACTTTCTTGTATGGCTTTCAGGTAAGTGGAAATTTCTTGTCGTACACAGGAACCACAGGCACCCCATTGTCTGGAGGTGGAATCCGTGAGATGACAATTATTGGCGGCGCACAAAACCAAACCAGTGGAGCACTTGTTCGTTTTGCAAACTGCAATGGTGTCCGCTGCCTTGATGTTGACATTCGTGAGTACTTTGGCTGCCTGCTCTTAGAGAGCGTTACAGACTCTTTGTTTACTTCAGTAACACTACGCTCTGACAATAACTTTACCTCCCTAAAAACTGGAAGCTACTTGCTGACAGTTTCAAAGGCATCCGGTGGAGTTACTCCATCTGAGATTCACTTTACCGGGGTAGACTGGAGAGGCCAAAGGGCTGGAGGCGCAAACTACCTTGATTACGGAATAATCCTAAATTGCTTTGATGGCGTTTGGATTAATGGCGGTCACGTTGGATTCTGTCAGAGTGCCGCTATTCTAGTGCAGCCACAGGATGCGACTGCTTTGTGTACCGCACTTAACACAAGCAACACATACATTGATTCAGTTCCCAATGGACGCGGCGTATACATCAAGGAGCCCGTTGGATACACAGGAGATCAGGGAGCACATTCCATTCGACTTGCTCAAGTTTACAACTGTAATCGTGGAGTTGAAATTGAGTGTCTAACTAAAAATCCTTTTACAGTATCAATTGCTCAGGCTTTTTACATTGTTCTTGATGCAGTCTTGATCCTTAAAGGAGACAATATCACTGTAAACTTGGAGTCTGCTTACAGCATAAATACAGCAGGCACTTCTGGATGTGGAATTGTTGTTGGAGGTAGCGGCACTGGATACAAGCTGCTTGCATGTGTTGAAGAGTCAGGAATGTTTACTCCAGCATTCGGAGTTTATCTTGCCGGCACTGTAGACCAGGTAAGCATCAACGGCAGGTTTAAGGGCACTACCAAAGACATTCAAAACGACTCTTCTGGCAGAAATATTCGGGTTGGAACTATTTTGACAGACAAGATGATGTCTACTGTCTCAGCAAATGTATCTGGAGTGCTGAGTGTTCCTCTTGCTGAGAATACAGTTTATCTTGCCGGCGCAAACAATGTTACAAGCATTGATGCAAATTCAGGGGCCAAGGGGCGTATCCTTACATTCATTGGAAACGCAACGCTTTCTGTGTTTGACGGAAACAATCTTAAGTTAAACGGCGGATGGACATGTGCAGCTTCGTACACGCTCACACTGATTTGTGATGGCACTAACTGGTACGAATTGTCACGCAGCGCAAACTAATCCTATGAGCAGCAAATCTTTTCAAAACGCATCAAAGCTAAACGGCATCGTCTCAGTCTTGGAGTTTGGAGCAGTGGGAGACGGGGTGACTGATGATACTGCGGCTATTCAGGCGGCTATCAATAGCGTGGCAACAGGAGGCACTGTTAATCTTCCAACTGGAACCTACAAAGTAACAGGTCAAATCCAGATTCAATCTCCAGTAAGTTTAGTTGGAGAAAATGCCACTGTTTTGCTTTCTACAACTACAAGTGGAACAATTTTGAATTTATCCACCGTTTCTTCGTGGGCCTTTGATTCTGGCCCAACAGTTGATTCGATAATTTTTAAGTCTTCTGTAGTTAGATCGTCTGGAGAATTTATTAGATCCAGTGGAGTTTATTATATCCAAATTAAGAACTGTCAGTTCTTAAATGGATACAATGGGATTACTCATACTGGGATTGCCACAAATGGCTTCAATGTTTCTGATTGTATTTTTGCAAATAATACAAACAAAAATATCGTCATTGATTCAGTGACAACAGGAGGGCCTGCCGCGCAAGGATCTACTGACATCACGTTAAAAAATCTTACGATTAAAGGTCAATCTTCGGTTTTGCAATCACTAGCAGGAATTAGCATTTCATCCTGTGGTAATGGTGTTATTTCAAATGTCTCGACATTGCATTCTGGGAATGGACTTGAATTGATTCCAAATGGAACAGCATCAAGAATCCAAGCGTTGTTTATTTCAGACAGTTATTTTGATTCTGGAAATAAGTACGGAGTCTTTGTTTCTGGTGGGTTTGTAAATCTAGTTAAACTTTCTCAAGTTTGGGCATGTTCAAACACAAGAGGAGGAATACTTGTTTCTGGAACTGTAACCGCCCCTGTGCAGCAGGTTGATTTTGTTTCAGTCCAAGCATCTGGAAACACAAGTGCATCAGGTGGATCTGGAGATGGTCTTTACATTGAACAGTACGCTACCAATATAAATGTTTTTGGGTGCTCGTTTGGTGGAAATACCGGGAATGGAATTGCTGTTGCTTCTGGCATGACAGATTTCAAAATAAGTAATTCCACCTGTGGAGACACTGGTGAGTTTGCTGGCAATTCTCAGTGGGGAATTTACATCGCTTCGGGCGCATCAAATAGTTATGTGGTTTCAAATAATAATTTATTTGGGAACACAACAGGCGCACTTTTTGACGGAGGCACTGGAACGAACAAAACAGTCTATCCAAACATTGGAGCTGGAACTGCAATTACGACAAACGCAGTTCCCTCTGTAGACTGGGGCATTGATTGTGCGAAACAAGGTGCAATCTCAATTGCAAATGGCACTCCGTACCAGCTTGGCGTTGGGTCCGGGCTTGTACTGATTCATAGCAACACGACTGGCGACCTTGGAATGTTTTTGGTGTTTGCTGGCACAGTTACAAAGGTATCTGGGGCCGCAACAATCGTAGCAGGCGCTGCCGGAGCAAACCAAATTGGACTCGCATACAACGGAGGAACTGGAAAATATCAAATTTCCAATGGATATGTTGCGGCTCAGGAAATCAACATTTCCACACTCAAAACGCGCCTAGCATCTTAATAGCATGAACCACTTCGCCCACCCAGTCATCGCCCTCGCACTGCAAGCCATAATCGGCCTTGTAAGCGGTGACTGGTGGGTTGGTGCTGCTGCTGGTTCGTTCTACTTCATCGGCCGTGAATACGCCCAAGCTGAATACCGCAACATCGAGCACAACTACGGAGGATTTCGTAGAAACATGCCTTACTGGGGCGGCCTACAGCCTCGTGCGTGGACCATCAAGGGCCTGCTTGATTTCATTCTCCCTTCCCTAGTCTGTGTCTTTGTGGCATGGTTGCGCTCGTGGATTTCCTGACTATGAAGACACTTATCCAATCATACGTTCGCCAGCCTTCGACTTGGCTGGGTCTTGCTAAAATGGGCGCAGCATTTGGCCTGTATTCGAGTGGTGTAGGTGGCGCTTTGACTACGGTAATCGTTAGCATTTTTGGCGTCATTGACGTAATCCGCAACGAGCGTAGGTAATGACCATTACGCCGGGCAACCTCTCAATGCTGCTTGCGATTGCGTCTTCAATTGCTCCAGGGACTTGGGCTGTTGTCGCAGGTGTGTCAGGCATTCTTGTAGGCTTTTTAGGCAAGCAGCTATTTAACAAATATGACAATTCTACCAACCCCAGTGATTCCGGCGTTCCAAGAAAAGTATCTAGGAGCAGTGCCTCCAGCGGGACTCCAAATCCTCGCAAACGTAAAAAGAGTCCTCCCTCCAGCGGGCACTGACGGCGTGGGTTTGCCACCAGACAAGATCAACCCTTACTCTGGAATCTACGATGCAAACGGAAAACTCCCCACAGTGCCAGGACCAGGAACAACTTTCGTTGCTCATGCATAGCCGGCCACTATTTGACTTGGCCACAGTAAACCTTGCTAACGTGGGCGCTCTGGCGCTCTCGTTATCTGAGGCTGAACAGTGGATTCGAGTTGCCGGCTGTCTACTGGCAGCAGTCTTCACGCTGCTTAAGATCATCGAGACGATACGCAGTTTACGAAAATAGCCCATGGCTAACATTACCCGGAACTGGAAACGGTTCCTCGCAGTTGGCTGCAGTCACGGTCACCACGCTGACCAGCAGCTCCTAAAACGTGTGCTGGCGTTCAAGTCACGTTGGAAGCCACACACTACAATTCATCTAGGTGATGCTATAGACTTAGCCTGTCTTCGGGCTGGAGCCGCTGGAACACGAGATGAATCGGCCGATCCAGAAGGCGACTTGCAAGACGGTCTGGCCTTCCTGCACCAGCTTGAACCCAAGCTCTACTTCTTGGGAAACCACGAGGCTAGGCTGAACACGCTGATGGAATCACCAAAGGCCATTGTGGCTGCATTAGCGGGCCGCGTGATGGGCCAGATCACCGATCAGGCCAGACGTATGCGGTGCGAGGTGATCGACTATAATTTCCAGAACGGCTGGAGGCAGCTTGGTGACACGCTCTTTGGGCACGGGTATATGGTGAATGAGCAGGCCGTGCGCGATCACGCCGAGGCCGTTTGTGGCCCTGGCAACACGACCAAAGTTGTCATCGCTCACCTGCATAGGGTCATGCAGGCTGAAGGGCGCAATAGGGCGCATCCTACGGGCTACTGTGTTGGGTGGCTGGGGGACAAGGATGCCATGGGATACGCTGCAAACCGTAGGGCAACGACCAGTTGGTCAAGAGGATTCGCTTGGGGGGAGTATTGCGACACAGAGACCGTTGTGTGGCTTGCAAAAGAGACGCAGGCAAACGACTTTCGGTTGCCAGTATGAAAAAGACCCTACTCGAACAGCTCAGGTATGAATTGATGGGAGAGCCAGCTCCTGAAGGCTGGTATACCATTACACAGTTGATGGAAATGCTTGGCTCAAAACGAACAGCAACTGAGAATTTTGTTGCGCGTAAAAAGTGGCCAATCAAGAAGTTTCGTTCTGTAGCCCGAGACGGTAAGGATTTGCTAGTCACCCACTACTACGTTGGAAAGCTATGACCATCGAAGAAAAGCAGGCTTACTTGGAGAAGATCGCCGCTGACTTGGGCGAGCACTTTGACTGTGTCCAGATCTTGGCTCACGACTCAGACACTGACAGCTACTCGACCTTTGAGGCCGGCTCTGGTAGCTTGTTCGCCCGGCTGTATCAGGCGATGCGGTGGGCAGAAGAACCTGTGGACATACTAGAGGACGACGATGACGAATCTATCGACTAAAGGCATTCAGGCCATCATCAACTGGGAAACCAGTGGGCAGGCTTATTACAAGATCCACCCAATCTGGCCTGGCGCACAGTCCGGTGTGACGATTGGTGTAGGCTGGGACTTGGGCCACACCTCTGCTACTGACACGAGCCGGGCATGGTCGCCTCACTTGAATGCAGCTACACTGGCTCTGCTTGTCAGTGTGTCTGGCCGCAAGGGGGAAGCCGCCAGTGACGTATTGCCACACGTTAAGCACCTAGTGATTCCTTGGGAATCAGCACTTTCTGTGTTTGAGAATGTGACTCTACCTGTGTGGTACATGCGCACTCTCAGGATCTATCCACAGGCTGTAGAGTTGCCCGGAGACTGTGCCGCTGCTCTTGTTGGCTTGGTTTTCAACCGTGGAACTAGCCTTAGTGGTGAGCGCCGCAGAGAGATGGCTAATATCCAAGCACTTCTGCGTACTGGCAATCTCAAAGAGGTTCCCAAGCAAATCCGCGAGATGAAGCGTTTGTGGCCTGACCTTCAGGGGCTTAGAAACCGCAGGGAAAAAGAAGCCGACCTGTTCGAGTCTGGGCTTGTGCCTGCTGGAGAATAACGATTTGCCGGATGGTGCGCAGGGAGAACCTGCGACGGGGTGCAGGGGTGCTTCCTCATGAAACAAAGGCATTTACGTTAGGGGCTGAAAAAAGATTACGTTTTTTGTTGCGCGTCTGATCTGCGTACAATACGCATTGTCTCGCAATGAAAACACCTACGCTCAATGTGAGCAGTGTGGTTCAGTTCTTCGGTGGCCGAGGCGAGCTTTACAAGAAGCTCAGTGCGGCACAGATCGAACTGAGTCACCGCACAATCGACAACTGGCTGTATCACCGGGTCATCCCGATGAACAGGTTCTTGGAACTCATCGCAGTTGCCAAGGCAAACAAGCTCAACCTTAAGATTGAGGACCATTTGAAATATGAAAATTAGACACTCCTCACTCCCTAAGCTGGCCCTCTGTGGGCAGTACGAAGGTACAGCAGGCAACAGTAGCGCAGCCTCCCGTGGCACAATGCTGGATGGCGTATTCCGTGACGCCTGGGTCACCGGCGAACTGCCTCGTGAACTCAGTGACGACGACGCAGCAGCAGTGCGCTGGGCACTGAATCAGTGTGTACAACTTGGCGGTGGAGCTGATGGCCTGACCACTAGCGAGTCTGAATGCCGCATCCAGACCAGTGGTCTTGAGCACAAGGGCACTGCTGACGGCGTTGCTGTCCGTGGCAAGTGGCTGATCGACCTTAAGTCAGGCCAGGTTTACGACTACACCGGCCAGATGGCAGCCTATGCTTTGGGCCTGATGGAGACTCACTTTGAGCAGGAGTGGACGACTCACTTGCTGTTTTGCGACCAAAGGCAGGTTGTGACTCAGCACTGGACGTACACCAGTGCCAAAGAGACTGTACAGCGCATCTTGGACAACGTAGGGACGGCTCCCGTTCAAAACGATTACTGCAACTGGTGTGCCAAGAGCCTGACTTGCCCTGCTCGTGTGGCATCCAAGGACTCTGCACTGGTCACTGTGGCTGGTTTGGCTCCTACTGTGCAGGACGAAGCCTTTCTCTCGCTCCTCAACGATCCTGACCGGCTGGGACAGTTCCTTGCAGCTTGCCAGACTCTGGAAGACTTTAGGGACGCAGCCAAGGAGAAGGCTCACGGGCTGCTTGAAGCTGGCGTGAAGGTGCCCGGCTGGAGGTTACAGAAGCCTCGTGCGACTGAGTTTGTTAGCAGCGAGTATGTAGCCAAGGCAGTCGAGGAAGGACTAATTGGCGCAGGCAATGCCATCGCAGCCTTTGGCTCACTGTCAGCGAAGAAAGCTGAACAACTCTGGAGTGTGTCAGGTCACGAGATGCCTGCTTACATTGTGTCTCGTAAGGTTGGAAAGGCTCCACTCGTAGCTTCTAAATAATCATGCAAGACATACCAAGAAACGAATTGCTGGATAAGATTGATGCTGGCTGGCAGGTACGGCGCAAAAGTTGGGGAATGATGGCTTGCAGTTCCAAGCGCGGCGGGAACACCATAATTGGGTGGTTAGAACTTTTGGAGAACGACTGGCAAGGAGAGCCACCAGGGCCATCAATTCGATACAAAAATTGCAGCATTGAATTTGCATTCAGTGAATTGAAGCGCAGCGATACAAAGTATATTCGTCGCCCCAGTTGGGATAAAAAAGGTAAATGCACCTTTGATCACGAAAAATCTCAAGTTGCTCACGTATATGAATTGCGATTAGAGGACATCCTTACTGGTGACTGGGAGGTGTGGGCGTGACCCAAAACTACATTGCAATCGACCCAGGTGTAGGAGGCGGAATTGCCTACGTTGACACTGACGGCAGTGTTCATGCGCTGCCAATGCCGACAACATTGCACGACCTTGAGCACCAGTTGCGCATTTTGTGCAGAGGCATTGTCACCGTGTTTCTCGAAGAACTGCCCAAATTTGCGGGGAAAATGTCCGGCAGCAGTATGGCAACAATGTTCCGCAACTACGGACGCATTGAAGGAATGCTGGCCGCTCACTGTGCGCGGATCGAGTACCTGCCTCCCAAGAAGTGGCAGTCCATCCTTGGCTTGGGCGAGAAGAAGACCCATGGCAACCGCTGGAAAGCTCATCTCAAAGGACGCGCTCAGGCGCTCTACCCAAACCTGTCAGTCACCCTAAAAACCGCAGACGCTCTCCTCATCCTTGAGGCTGGGCTAAAAATGAAAACCAAATGCAACTAATCCCCATTGACCAAATATCCCTGATGGCAAAAGCCATCGCAGAATCCAAACTCTTCGGCATTCAGACGCCGGCTCAAGCTCTTGCTCTTGGCCTACTGTGCCAAGCTGAAGGGCGCCATCCCGCCGAGGCAGCCCGCGACTACCACATCATCAACGGCAAGCCATCCTTGAAAAGTGAAGCCATGCTTGCACGATTTCAGCAGGCCGGCGGCAAGGTGGACTGGCACGAGTACACTCACGAGGCAGTCAGTGGCACATTCTCGCATCCCCAGGGTGGCAGCCTAAAAGTGTCTTGGACAATGCAGGACGCTACTCGCGCCGGCCTGACTGGTAATCCAACGTGGAAGAAGTTCCCACGGCAGATGCTCAAGGCCCGCTGTATTTCTGAAGCAGTCCGAGGCATCTTTCCCGGCGTCCTGTCTGGTCTCTACGCCCCTGAGGAAGTGGGCGAGTTCACACCAGTGCAGTCAGTTACTGAACCAGAGCCGCTTCAGATTCAAGCTGAAGCACAGCCGGTTCCTGAGAAGATCGAACGCATCAACCCGATGCAGCGTTTGCTGGCCGACAAAACTAAGGCTCAACGCGACAAGGTCACTGAAGGAGCACTTAAGAAGAACTGGATCAAGGAAGGCGAGACGTACCTTGACATTCCCGCAGACATTGCCATGCAGGCTGTAGCTTTCCCAGAGAGGTTCTTTGCCGCTTTCGGAATTTAACCCCAAACCAACAAAACCATGCCATCCGTAAAAATCGAACTAGGTGAACAGAAACAAGCAATCGAAGCAGGTATCCACCTTGCCAAGATCACAGACGCAGTCGAGGCTATCTCTAAAGCCGGCAACGACATGTTGAAGCTGGAGGTCGCAGTTGGACCTCTCAAATTCAACAGTTGGGTAGTCTTCACAACGAAGAACTCGCGCAACCTGGCTGACTTTGCTGAAGCTATCGGTCTGAAAGTTGTAGACGGCAAAGCGCTGGCTATCGAAATCGACGACTGCGTAGGCAAGGTCGCAAAGGTAGAGCTTGCCCCCGGCGAGAAGATCAGCGAGAAGACAGGCAAAGCATACCTCGAAATCAAGAGGTGGCTGCCAGTTGACGCGACAGATGTGAGCGGGGACGAGATCCCGTTCTAAGTGACTTATCGGGGGGTGCGCATCCGATCACGCACATTTTTACAGGGACAAGGCCATGATGAAAGCAGACTTGTTGGAGGCAGAGAGGATTGCAGCGGAGTTGTTCAAGGTGGATTACGATTTTAAGAGGACTGGGCAGGAAGGATTGAATGTTGGTAAGCTGGAGGTGATGACACTGGCTAAGGCAGTGCAGATTTTTCAGGGGACTCTGGAAGCGAAACCGCTTTCGAGTGCGGCGCGGATGCAGCGAGAATTAGAGGCGACTCTCTAAACGATGAGAGACCTAACCATCCCGCAGGCTGAGCAAGCCGAGCGGGCGGTGCTGGGGTGCCTGTTATTTGCACCTCATACGGCACTGCCTACCCTAGTCGCAAAGGGGCTGACCCAAAGCGACTTTCATAACCCACAGTTTGGCGCCATTTACGCCGGCGTACAGGAAGGCGTACGTTCTGGCCTGAGCCTTGACCCCATTGGTCTGGCAACGCACTTAGCGAAGAAGGGTATTGCGTATGCGCTCCTCACAGAGCTTGCAACGGCAATGCCCTCTCTTGAACCGCTACCGAGCTGGTGCGAACTGGTTCAAGACGCAGCCCGGCGCAGGGAATTGCTCTCTGCTGTCCTGAAGGCTACTAAGGCCATCTCGGCCGGAGAAGCCACAGAAGAGGTTGTCGCGGGCCTGAGCGTGGCAACGCTGGCGGCCAATGCTGAACGTGGGCTGGGTTCTATAGTACAGTCTACGTTCAATGACCTATTGGCCTATGATACAGAGAACGATAGCAACACACTGATCGGCAACCGCTGGCTGTGTAAGGGCGGGAGTGTGCTCATTAATGCTCAGTCTGGTATCGGGAAGTCCAGCTTGACGATGCAGTTGGCAATAGGCTGGGCGCTCCACGGGATTGGTGCTTTCTCACATGTGCTCACCTTTGGGCTCACGCCGGTCAAGCCACTAAAGAGTCTGATCCTTCAAGCCGAGAACGACCAGGGCGATCAGGCTGAGATCTTGCAATCTGTCTTTTGCAAGTATGGGAAGCACCAATGTGGAGAGACTGAGCGGCAGCTACTGAATGAGAGGCTTGTCTTTTATCGGGACAACGTCCATTCAGGACAGGATTTCATCAGGGTGCTAGAGACTCTTGTCATCAAGCATCAGCCAGACATCGTGTGGATTGACCCACTGATGTGCTACTTGGGAGATGACATCAGTGACCAAGCAGTAGTGACGAAGTTCTGTAACGAACTCAACAGGATCAGCACTAAGACAGGTGTACTTTTGGCAGTCATTCATCACCTTCCAAAGCCAAGAGAGAACGGTCCAAAGACGGACTCAGACCTAGCTTATGCAGGCTTTGGATCGAGTGCATTGACTAACTGGGCGCGTGAGGTCATCACGTTGCAGCGGGTTGAGACGCCTGATAAAGACCCTTTGACGTGTAGTCTGACGATGACTAAACGCAGATTGCGCTCCGACATCAGGTGCTTTGAGAAAGGGATTCCCACTTCAAAGATCTACATTCGCCACAGCCCTACTCCTGAGAAACACGGCATGATTTGGCAGCAATGCTTAAAACCAATTATCGAAAGTGACGAAGAGAAATCAAAAAGAAGACGATGAACTACACAAAGATCGGAGCACTACCAACACACCGCTACATATGGGTGGACAGTCAGTACACTCATGAAGAGCCCTGTGGCCTCGTAGAAGCCATGTGGGTGGGCCTGACATCTATTCCCGGGCGGGCATGGGGCATCAATGTCATCTTGCGAGACGGGGGCGCCTTGTACAGGAACATCCCGCCTCATGCTGTCTCATTCACAGCAGGTCCGAAGCAGGAATGGAACATCAGTAATGCCCAGCTTTGGGACTGCTACAGCTACCATTTTGCAGTGCTCCAAAACCCGATTATGCGTGGAATGGAGGTGAGTGTAAGGCTAAAAACCGACGTAATTTCGCATGGGCAATACCTTTTTTCGACTGCTCACATGCACGACGGCTGGTCTGACAGCCCGGATCAGGACAAGGAGTTTATCTTTGTGCAGCTCGATTGTGGCCGGCTAACGATCCAGCCCACCAACAGAGTGCGCTTCATTGACCGTAGCTTCACGACAGATGCGCTACCAAAGTTGAAATTGCAAGAAACAGTCTATAGTTGCGAGAAATGAATCCACGTTCTGAGAACCCAAGAGAAGAAGGCCCATGGGGCTGGCAAGCACGAGATGCTGCTGCCCAGGCAGGCCAGCTAGGCATCAACCATCACTCAGTTTACTGCGCCCTTACCCACTTCCAGAGCGCAGCAGCGACTGACCACAAACGGAGGTTTGCTGCCAGTTACGAGCAGCTCGCAGAGTACTTGAAGTGCTCAACGAAGACGATCCAGAGGTGCTTGGGCGACCTGCAAAAGGCCGGCCTTGTCAGGATCTTTTCTGGCGCAAACGGAAGCAACAGGAACACCCGTAACGCCTTTTTTTTGACCTCGATTAGTAGGGACTGTGAGTCCCAACGTAGGGACTATAAGTCCACATTGCCGAAGGACTGTGAGTCCCTACCACCGAAGGACTATAAGTCCCACCTTAATAAGAAAAAGAACAAATACAAGGCGGGGCCTCAAGCCCCCGCCGTTGTATTAAAGAAAGCAGAACCGCAGCCCACTTGCCCGCCCCTGACGGGCGGCAGTGGTCCACGAAAGAACCCGGAGATTATCCACGACTTTTCGCACCTGCCAGAGCGTGACAGGGCGTACATGGTGATGATGCGTGCAATTGCTGCTGAGGCTGACGAGGCGATTGCGGAACAGCGCAGGCAAGCAGAGGCTGAAAACTTTTCCTAAAGTCCAAGCCGACCCAAGCCGATACCAACTTTGATGACAACGACACACCACACCAACTCGCTCATCAGGGACGTAATCATCCCTGAGGAGATTGCAGTGCTTAAACGCACCATTAGCCGGCTGGCTCAACGAGCCAACGAACTCGAAGGTCACCTCAGGGCAGCAATCTGCCTCCTCGACCACGTTGACGCGACCAGCGTGAACTTGTACTGGGGAACGCAATCTCAGTTTATGAATGATCGCAGAGACCTGCATCATGCTTTTGAACAGCTAACTAAACTGCCAATAGAGGCCCTTGGCAGCCCCGTGAAGGTGCCTAACCCACTCGACTAATATGACCACAGCCAACGATATGAAAACTAGGGCGCAACTCGATGATGAGATTGCTGACCTAAAAGAGGCTCTCACCATTGCAGTGGAGACAGCGGCAGAGTTGCTCAGGATTGGGCAACCTCAAGTGCGAAACAGGCAGAGTTTACTGACATGGAGTCAGCTTGCAGTGGCCGTAGACATTCTTAAGCGGGAGGTGCAGAAGTGAAATCAATCCGTTGGGACGAAAACACCATCATCACGTTTTCTGATTTTTCCGATCAAGAAATTACCGTGAACGGCAAAGTGTGGCGATTTGACTACGATAGGCGCCTAGGGCCCTTATGGCTCAAGAAAGACGGGAGTGAGAGAAGTTGCCAGAATCCAAACAAAGCCGTATGGAAGGCTTTTGAGCAGTGGCTAATTGAACACGATAAAAACACGGAATTGAACACGAATTGAACACGAATTGAACACGAATGAAAAACAAGGAAGAACTCGATGCTGTCTGGGAGCTACTGCACCGGGCCATGTCAGTGATTGATGACCTGACAAGCCTCAGACCAATTGCGTCAAGGCTGGAGCAGGAGATTGAGGAGATCCAGGATGAGATCGCTGAGATTGAAGGGAGGCAGGAATGAACGAAGCAGGCGAACAGATTCTGCTGCACAGGATCAAGTCACTGGAGTGGCTGCTAGACGTTAAGACCGAGCAAGTTTACAGATTGGAAACTGCACTCAAGCAAATCAAAGAATGCGACTGGCCGGGATCAGAACCGGGAATATACAGCCGAGCAGACTGGATGCAGAAAATAGCAAGGGAGGCACTGGAATGAGCATCAAGCCTGAAGAAAGATTCCATCACGAGATCGCGCTCGATATTTTGGGCGCAAAGGTTGCAGGGACTCAGCGCCAGCTTCGAGCTGCACTAAGACGAGTCGAGGCGCTGGAAACACAGATGCGTCGAGAAGGTTGGACTCAAGAAGACCTGGACCTGATTGAGCCGAAAATCGAACAGTAACCGTTCAGAAATCAAGACACAAAAAGAGGGCGCCCCGGGAGACTGGAGCGCCCTCTTTGCTTAGGGGGACGACTACTGTTTAGTCCCCTTGGCACCCAATCGCAATGCTCGCCTTTCGGCGTGATGATTGTCTCTTGCCGTCCTAGCGCATTCAGCATTGCAGGTCTTGGCCCAACCAGCACCAGACATCCTGGCTTCAAACTGAGAGCCACACACTGTGCAGCTATGTACTGGCCTAAGCTTGACTGGCTTCTTAAACGACTTCCGCACACATGCGTCAGAACAGCACTTAAGCCACCGCTCTTTGGCCTTAAACATGTTGCCACACACAGTGCACGACTTCTCAAGCCGGCACTCTGTACAGGTGTCGTACTTCATGGCCATCCTGATAAACGGCTCTTTACACCTGATACAGGTGATCTTTTGCCAGTCCGCAACACGCTGCTTACGAGTCGAGCCATCTGAATTCTTGGGCTCTGGTTCTGGTTCTTCTTGCTTCTCTGGTAATTTAATCAGCCCAGCAGCAATGGCTCTGGCGACAAGGAAGGGCATCTCTTCCATTCCCTTTGGTGCAGCAGGAACAGTTTGGTCAATGAATCTGTCTCCAAGGCAGCGAGTGTGTCTTGTGGGTCCAGAATAGTACGGGTGGCCGTTCATCAAGCTCATATTAGCGTGCGTAGTTAAGGGCCCAGAGGTTGACTAAGACAAGGAGGACTAGGGCAATGGCATCAACGATGTCGTAGCTACCAATGATTGCCAGGATGTCGATAAAGAGCAGGGCGGCAATAGAGACCAGCCTGACTGGAGTCCATTTGACGGTGAAGACCTTGTCTTCTGGGAAGTGTAGTTTCATATGAGGTTCTGGGTAGTCGTCTGTGTTGGAGGGTGAAGTTATGTCAGGCTTGGAGTAGCGGGATGTGCTCATGGGATGGGTCCCCTTTTTGGGAGTAATTTCAGTTTTGAGAAATGGTTTTTCCAATTTCCGATTTAAGGATTCGGCAAAGGAAACTGGGTTCTTTAGGAGAATCTTCCTAGGCGGGTGAGATTGTCCGGTGAACCATATCGGTGAAGGCACCGATATGATCCAGGCCGGCCAGCTCTGGGCACGAGCCAGGCGGGTCCCCTTTTTCCGAGTAAATTGACTTTTGAGAAATGGTTTTACCGATTTTGGATTTTAGGATTTTGGCTACGGAAACAGGCTGTTTTGAGGGGTCACTAGGGTGACCTAGGGGTGTCTTTAGGGTCATTCCAGCCCTTTGGAGCCTGCCATTCTAGACTCAGGAAGGGCTGTTCTGATGGTGCTTTGTTTGTTGGCAGTGTCGCCATAGCAGAATGAGGGGAAGAGGCTTTTAAAAGGGCATTCTGTACGTTCTGGGGAGCGTATAGGGAAAGGGGTGCGAAGGGGTGGAAAGGGGTGCGACCGGGGGCGTGAAAACAAGAAAGGGCGCCCTCCCGGTGTGGGAAGGCGCCCTTGTTCGGCGTCGCGTGTTGTTATGTTTGCTAGGTCAGGTCAGTTTTCCATGAACCCACCTCAGGTCCTCGTGTTTTGCCCTGGTCAATTTCAGGCCGTTTTGTTTCGCCCAGGATCGAGCATGAGAGGCTTCAAAAAACTTGTGGTCAATCAGGGCGCGCACAATCCAGACATCGCCCCGGCGGATTAGTTTGGCGCTCATTTGGCAAACTTGGATTTGATGGGTGCAATGGCGACGACCAGCGCAGCGGATGCGCAGAGCCATAGGACAAGGGCGGAAAATGCCGATGGGTAAAGGGTGAGGGTGAGACAGTCCAGCGCAAAAAGGGCGAGACATGCCAAGCGGATTAACAGGGAGTGTTTGGGTGTGTTCATTGTTGGGAGAGTGTTACTTGCGGAAAAGGGACAGAAGCGCGTCTGTGCTGTCAAAGGAGAACAAAAGGATCGCGACATGATCGGCGCCACAAGCGCGGGCAACAGGGAACAAGCCACTGTTTTCCAAGAACTTAACAGCGCCGTCTTCCGCGTCTTTAGCGTCGTAATCGTAAGAGATAGTTAGAGACTCTTCAAAGCGGGGGAGACTCATTTTGATGCGCGAGCCTCTGTAGTCCGTTGGTCCGATGTACTTTA